CTGAATAATACAAAGTTGTTAGCAGCTTGTGTTACTAAACATCTTTCAGATAGGAAGTTTACTTCCATTGCATCAAGAGTTGAACTCATTGCTCCACCAACAGATCCTGTTAACCAAGATTTCATTCTACGGTCATCAGTTTGAGAAGCTCTGTATCGTACGTGCAAGAATGGACGTCTGATATTTGTTCCTAAAATTTGATCGTAAACAGTTGATGTTCCAGCTGGTACTAATACTCCCTCAATAGGGCTTGTATTTGCCGGTGGAGCACCTACTGGATCAAATCCTCCACGAGTAGAAGCATCATTTAAGTACTTCCAGTCTGTCTTATAGAAATCGTAAGATCCTCTACGGAATCCTGAGAATCCTAAGTTAAGAGCCATGTCTTCAGAGTTTTCAAATAAACCATAAGCAACTCCTCCAGTTTGTCCGCTAGAGATTGCCGCTAGCATATCATCAAAGTCTAAAGCTGTTTGACGTTGCAAAAACAACATGTTTTCCTCGATTGCTCCTTGAGTATCTAGGTTTCTAAGGATCTGGTCAAATCCAACTAAACCATTTGCTGCTGTGAATCCAACATTTACGTTACCTCTAGTTTCAATAGCGGCAAATAAACCTTCAGTTCCTGGCTGCGTTAATGGATTAGCTGCAGAAGTATTTAATTCTCCTTCTACCATAGCCATTTCTAAATAATCGTTAAAACGTAAACGAGTTTCAGATTCTGCTTTTAAATACCATAGGTATCCGTCAGTTCCGTCCTCTGTTGCTACATTTACCCATCCGATCTGTGCTGTGTCTGATCCAGATACAACATATTGATTTCTGATGATAATAGGTGAATTGTGAAACTGAGTTAGTGTTGGCTCAACGCTAATTCTTTTTAATCCTCCTACGGTGTCTGATCCTTTTGCATAGTCAGATCCGTAAACGAATATCTTAAGAATTGCTGCCGCTCCAAATACAGATGTAACCGTAGTTGCTCCGTCAAAAAGTTGAACAGTTAAAGTTCCGGTTGCTGGCGCAGCGTATGCCCCTGATGCAGTTACGATACCTTTAGCTTCTTTTCCCGTAGTAGGTTCCATTATAACAATAGTGTCATTTACTGATATAACATTCTCTATAGTTCCTGCTGCGATAGGAATTGTTAATTGCGTTCCTCCTGTAACAGTTACCTTCTCATAAGATATATGTAAACGATTTTGTTCAGACCAAATTACTTGATCAGATGTCATTGGCATTTCAGCGCCAACCATGCCTAAAAATCCAGATAACGTTCTGTTTCCATAACGCTCTACTTCAGCTTCATAAATTTCTGGTAAATACTGCTGCGCAAAGTCAGAAAAGTTGTCCGGAGTAGCCCCTGCTCCTCCGTTATCAGTCCACTGCAAGTAATTAGTTTGCAATAATTGCTGCGACTGCGTTGGGACTAAGCTCCCAAATTTTGGTGTTAATACATTTGCCATTTTTAATAATTTTTAAATTTTTTTATTTTTAGTTTTGATGAGTCCGCTCCAGAAACTGCCTTTACGGTATATGCACCAAACTTAGCTGCTCCCGTGGGTGCGGCTTTTCTAGCAACGCTCGATGTATTATTAGATTTGTTTACAACATCTCTAATAGCATCTGCCTTGCCTTGTTCGTAAAAGTGATTTGCTATTTTATCAGCATTCGCTCCTGCATATAACGCTTTATGATAACCCGTAGTATCTTCAATCGTACCATCTTCTCCAAGGAACTTTCCTATGAAATTGTTAAGATCCGATTGCTTTTCTGCTAACTGTGAAGGATTTTGTATGCCATATCTAAACTTTTTATCACCTAAACTAAAATCGAAACCTTCGAATTGTTCATTAAGTAATTGATTAGTGTTGGCTTTAAACTTTTCATGGTTATTAGCGTTTTTTTCCTGGTCCTCTTTATATCGATTAAAAAAGTCCGAAGCTTCTTGCTGATTTCCAGATAATTTAGGTGAGTTCAACTTGATCTCATCATAATACTTATCTTTAGTGTCATTTAAAAACTTACGGGCTTTTGCAACCTCTTCTTTATATGCGAGTTTTTTTCTTCGGATATCTCGCTCCTCATCTATTTCTTCATCAAATGCAAAATTGTCATCGAGCATAAAATCGATTTCGTCTGCACTTAAGTGGGATTTAGTGTTTTTGTAATATTCTTTAACTAATACGTCGCGATCTACATCGTCGTAATTGGTGTTTAATCTAATGTAGTCTTGCATTGTTCCTCCTGTTTCTTCCATAAAAGACACAAGCTTGGTAATGTTTTCCGGTAATTCCGGTTTTGCTAATTCGGGCTGCGTTAGTTCAGCCTCTGGCTTAGCTACTACTTTTTGCTGCTCACCTTCTTCGGTGATCTCCTTGATGACGGGCTTGGCTTTTTCGTTGGTTTCTTTGCGGTCGATTGGCTCTTGTATGTCATTTTTTTCTTCTTTAGGAATTACTACTTTTGTTACGTTACTAGGGGTGTCAATTAAAGGCTCTCTGTTTTTAGCGCCTAGTTCTTGATCCGTTAATTTTTTTTTAGGCTTTATTTTAAAAGTCCCTTCTGTTTTTTCACTCATGATATGATATTATATAATTATTAAATACTAACTTTTAAACGTTAAATTCGGAAAGATCCATTGGCTGTGCGCCACCTGTATTTCCTCCGTTTTCAAAATTCTTAGGCATGCCCTTGTTTTGCCTTTGCTCTATTAGCTGACTTTGTTGGGTTCCTTCTTTTTCAATTCTTTGAGATTTAGCGGTGTCAGAGTTTTTTTCTTTATTCACTAATTCGGATGTTTTTATTTTAGCGAGTTGCATGTTGTATTGAAATTCAGCAGCCATTAATTCTTTCTTAATTTGTGCTTCAGTTTGCATCCTTTGCATTTCAAAATTAGATTTAGCTTGTTCTATTGCTACTTTTTCAGCCGTCAGTGCTTGTTGCTTCTGAACTTCAGCCATAGCTGCTTTTTCAGAGGCTTGAGCATTTGCTTGCGCCTGTGCTTGTATATTTTGCTGCACCATAGCCTGCTGTGCCTCCTGTCTTTTCTTACGCTTTACTTTTAGCATTTCGTTTGCTAACTTCAAATTTTTAATTTGATTAATATCTATTGAATCTTCAATATCAATTTCTTTTGTTTGCAAACATATCTGAATGTTTTTTTGTAATTCAGCTCTTTCTTCTTCGTCTGGTTCCATTTCTAAAAATATACCAAAATCGTGTAAATTAAGATTTTCAATTTCCTTTAAGGTTTCAACATTAAAAGTTGATATACTATTCATTAAAGAATTTTTTGTTAATGGAAAATTTAAAACGTCATTTATTTTTAAAGATATATTTTCACAAGTGCTTAAAGTTAATTGTATACTAGCGTCTTGTATGTGCTTCGTGGCGGTATTAGAGGCGTTAGCGGCCATTTTTTGAAGTCCTACTAAAGAGTCCGGGCTTGGCATGCTACCATCGCGAGCTTCATTTAATCCTGTTACATCTCTAATCATTTGCATATTATAGTTGTACGCAGTAATTAAAGCTTGTATCTTGCCTATTCCAGAGGAACTAGATAGCTCTTGTATAGGGACTTTGCCCCTGTTCATATCTCCTTCTTGAGTCATTGATCTACCAACAACCGACCCTGTTTGAAAATACATATTTAGTGCTTCTTGAGGATTGTAATTTGTTCCATTACCTAAATCAACTTCTGCTAAGCCATCTACATCAAGGAAAACTCCATCAGGAACCATTCTAGCCAATACTTGCTGTATTTTTAAGTGGGTTAATTGTATGACATCAGCAAATCCAATACACTTACTTATAAGGGATTGTATAACTCCTTTGTACATTCTTGGAGCACACATAGAGTAACTCATTTCAACTCTAGTTGTATCAGCTAATGGCCTAGTCATATTTTCAGACATATTCCACTTAAGCATTATATCAGTACCTATAACTTTAGCTCCCTCGTATAATACTTCAATTGATCTTGCTACTCTATCAAAGTTGTCATTTGGCGGTGGATCAAATTCGCTAGTTTTTTCAATTGCCTTTTCTAATCCGTTATCAGTCTTTTTTATTTTGAATACTTGATCAGTGTATGTCTTGTATTCAAAGTAAAGTATTTGTACAGTGTTATTGTCGTAATTTTCAAACCCGCGTATCATTCTTTTGTTTCCTGGAAACTTTTGAATTTTTTCTAGCTCTTCATTAGATATATACGGAAATTCTTTTTTAAGTTCAGGTATTGTTATAGATTTAATTTCGCCTATATAATATATGTCATCAAAATTTGGATCCTCTGTATAAGACCATACACAATAAGCGGGATCTACGTAATCGACTGTAATTCCTTCAGCTGTGTTAAATCCAGTTTTAGCGCACACAATACCTAAAACAGTTAAATCCATATTTAATCTTCTTCTAGTAAGATCAAATTTGTTTTGAGCAAGCACAGAGGCTATAGC